ATGAACTCATCCTAATCCTCCTAATAATCCACTCAATGTATCTTGTACATTAGATAGAGATCCTGTATCAACATTCTCTGCTAATCCCTCTGCAATACCCTCTAATTTTCCTGTCGCACCTTTTACTTTTTCTGCAAATCCTTTACCCTTTTCTGCAATCGCATCTAACTGCTTACCAACTTGAGGCACATTTAATGTTGTCGCTTTTGTTAAAACTTCAGTCATTGCTCCAAAATCTTTAGAGGCATTATTTGCATCTATTTTAAATGCAGATTGCATCTTCATAAAACCATTTGTGACAATATCACATTCTTGTGTTGCTCGACATGTGAATTTCTCTCCTTGAATCTTTACATCAGGGCCTCTAACATCTACAAGTCGATTTGCAGTAATGAATATTTGACCATCTTTATTTCCACCACCACATGCATCAAGAGTGATATTTCTTGCCTTAATTACAACGTCCCCATTTTCACATGTGACTCCATAATCACCTCTCTTGCAAACAGTTTGTTTTGCTGGAAGTTGTGTGATGTCACCTTCATCTCTAACTTTTAGACCTTGACCAAGAACTTCTAATGCCATGCCTGGCGTGTTTAAAACAAACTTACCAGTTCCAGGCCCACCTTGTCCACCTTTTCCTTGTCCTGTATCAGCATAAAATCCAAGAGTTTGTGCCTCCTGTGTGGTGATTTGAAAGTTTGACATACCATGTATGCTGTCCATATCACCACTTGATTGGCAATGTCTTTCAAATGCTTTACTCTCGAAATTTTTTCCGTCTTTTGGATCTAATTTTGCCATTTTATTTTTCTATACAACTAATTACGGTTACAACAGCGTCTTGAGATATCTCAGCAAGTTGTTCTGCATCATCAACTCTAGTAAATTCAAGAACTGGTGATAATCTAGCAATAGCTCCAGTGTCACTATTTATAGTTAATTCTGGAAGTGAAGTAAATCCAAATCCACGATTAGTGATGTTGACACCAGCTATTCTACCATTTACTATATTCAATTCAGCCTCTGCACCACCATCAATTGTGATTGTGTCAGTATCATTATATCCAAATCCAGCATTTTCGACAACTATATCAGATAGTGATGTTACATAAGAGGTTGAACCATCATAGTTTGCATTTGGATCTGGAATTACTTCCTTAACATTTCCATCGATGTCAGTCTCTGTTGTATTTGGTATGTAATCTTGTCCACCATCTGTCACTACAACTTTTGTGATTACGCCATTCTTAACTACGGCATAACCTCCAGCTCCATAACCATTGTCACAACCATCAACAAATGTGAGTGCTGGGGGTTCTTTATAACCACTTCCACCATCACTAATTGCAACACCAATAATTTGACCAAGCACATTCACAACTGGACTACCAGATGCAATTAAATCAGCTCCACCTCCAATAAAATCAATTCTTGGTGGCCCACATTTAAGAACATTAGTATTACAATCTGGTTTTGCAAGATTTGGTACACTAAGGTCTGGAACTATACCATCGATACTAATATCTGGGAGTATTCCGTCAAGAACATCTGTGAGAGGATTTGTTAAAGAACTCAAGTCGGCGATGCCCATAATATTATCAAAGGAATCCTCAAGATTTTTTGCAACTCCACCCTTTCCAGTGAAAGTAGTATTCTCTGGACAATTTTGTGCATCGCACTCAAGAGCATTTGTAAGTATATTTGCAAACTTAATCGCCTTTGAAAATGTTGAACTTGGAGGTTTAATACTACCACCTTGGATATTATTCATTTGATCAAACATGCTTCCCATATTTGTATCTAAGATATTATTAATTTGTCCAAACATATCACCTAAGAAACTTTCAACACCACAAAGAGGAACGTCTAGTACTGATCCAAGCATATTTGATAAACTTTTATTCAGATAATCCTTTAATTGTTCATTTATCTTTTCAAAATTACAGAACATTAGATCTGTCAAATTTTTAGCAGCCTGTCCAGCAACAGGTTGTAGAGTAATTGGTGATTTATCTTTTAAAGTTAAAGATAATTTATCTAATGTATCTTGCACCACCCATGCACGACCACGACGCATCAATTTTGACATGGAATTGTGTAATTTAATTGATGCCAATTTTATTTCTGATGTCTTATCAATCACTCCACCATAAAGAGGATCAACAGTTAAAGTTCCAACATCCTCAAGAGCATTCATCTTCTCAGTGAAGTCTTTGATTACATTTGTCATTTTTGATATTTCATTATCTTCGCAAGCAGTAGGGTTTTCAACCTTAACGTTTGTATCAGCATTACTTTGTTTCGTTGCAAGAACTGAAGATGCAACAACTTTTGCACCAACTAAAGTGGCAAAGGTTTTAAATCCTCCTCCCCATGGCGAATCTTCTTTGACTTTATCTTTACCAGCTTTCTGTCTTGCATCTGGTGGTGTATATGGTGTAAATTCTGTTTGTTTAAATGCGTTAAACTTTTCCTCTGTCAATTCGTCTTTAACAAAAGCTTGTTTGAACAAAGTTCCAAATATAACTGGTTGTTGTCCATCTTCACCATCAAAGAAAAATCCGACAACAACTTCTCCACCTTGATAGTTCATGGTTTCACCACGACCAGCAGTGGTTGAAACGCCAGGCGGTAAAAGAACATGTGCAAGTGGTAGATCTTTATCTGGTAACTCAGCATCATTACCATGATATCCAACAATGCGAACACGACAACGATGTGAATAAACATCTTTACCGTCTTTACCTTGTTGTTTTTCTTGAGAAGTATCCCACTCTCCTTTCTTTGGATCGGTAACTTGACCGATCCACCATTGCATTGGATCTTTTCCTATAAAATTAGTTGATGGTTGATACATCTAATTAGTCGTCATATACTAGACACTCTGGTTCATCTGGATGCAAATCACAGAATATTTCCAAAGCATTGGGGTCGTGGTGATCTCCAGCTTCAATCTCTTCTTTATGATGTTCTGCATACTCTTCTAATTCATGCAACTCTTCTTTTGCATGTCTGCGTGCTGCTGGATTTGATTGTGGATCTTCGATAATTTTCTTATCGTGTTCCATATGATCTTCGATTGATTTCATTTGATTAGTTCTATTTCTTTTATTTAAGCATTTTATTTAGAAGCTGCCAGGCGGAAAAGTATTTCCATAATGTCTGTTATCAGCTTCAACTAACTCACCTGAGTCTGTAATTTGACTTTTATCTGGAGTGAATACATCACGAATTAATTTTAATTGAGTCTCAGCTTTTTCTCGACCAATTAAATGTCTTAATTCAGCAATTAAATATCTTCCACTCGGATCGTTAGTTTTTTCAGTTCCGTAAGAATCTGTTTCAGTTTTTCCATCACCTTTTTTTACAGGAAATTTAATCTCAAGTATGAGACCAACTCTTAAAGTGGTGTTCAACGGAATTGATATCCTTAAAGACTGTGAAAATAATAAGTTATTTCTAATATAAGACTTATTTTGATACACGGCAAGCTCACTTTCTGGTTGAACTTCGCTCTTTGCTGCTCCCACTTGTGCAACTCCAAAGTCATTAGCACGAAGCATTAATCGAGTTGGATGTTTCTCAAGACCCTCCATTAATTTTGGTGGTTTTTTTAATTTTAATTGAGTGATATCATAATCAACTACACTTGCTCCTTGATTTTGAATGTCAACATATATTGTTTTATTTGCATACATTCCCATTCTACAATTCATACCAATATCATTTGATGAATCTAATTTGTTTTGCAAAATTATAGCTTTATTTTCAGAATCAAACGGACTATCTGTTTGTGTATATGGTGGTAATGATTTTTGTTTAAGAAGATTTTCAATCGATCTAAAATGATAACCATCTAAATTTTCAAAAAATAAAAAACCAAAACTTGTATTAGATGATTGTGATTTTGGACACAACCACTGTATCGTGTCAAATGGTCTTTTTAAATTACCAACAAATGAATAGGAATTGGTTGCTCTGTCCTCTTCAACTACAATATCACCAAGTTGTTCCTTCTCTGGGCCAAATACTTTCTTTTTTGTTAAAATACCTTTTTTGTCTTTAGTCAATATATCTTTAACAGTTTGTGAAACATTACCAGTAAATTTTTTATTCAGTCTTGAAGTTTCATTAATAATTGTCTCCTGAGAGACAAATTCTAGAGTCGCTTCTTGAAACTTAGTTTGAGTATTCATATCCACAACTGAGTTCAACATCATTTTATGATCTTTAGTGATTTTAAATTCATCATCGTCACCATCTTTCACCGTTACTTCAATTAATTCTCCACCAGTAATTCCTTTTCGACCTATTACTTGATCAACATCAAGAAATCTAAGACTCATTGATATTGTTGGACTTTCAATGCTCTCATAATAATCAATCTCTGGAGCACCCAAAGTTATATCATACTCCTCATCCAATGCACAACCATTAGGAAGAAGACGACATTTAGTAAAAAAAATCTTTTTTTCAGCCATTATCCTATTCTAGAAAGTTCGGGTGGTATTTTTTTATTCGTTATTGATAGATATGGATTTTGTAAAGCTCTAGCGTAAGCCAAAGTTGTACCAGTTACTTTTATTTCTGCACTTGATACTTGTGGCTCATTTTTTGGAACTACAACACTAGTATTATTCATTGAAAGATTAGGATTTTCATTTGAATTTTGAAATTGAAAAGATGGTACTACAACTTCTGGATTAAGTATTTTACCACTATCATCAACTTCAATTGTTACGCCCTGTTTTATTCCTGTTATTTCTGGATCAAATTTTTCTGTTCCAAAAAATTTATTAGCCTCATCAATTTTTTTTTGATAAGCATTTAACAATTTACTATCTGCATTTTTTTCTGTACCAACTCTTAATTTTCCCGAAAATATACGTTTTTGCAACTTCATTATTTCAGCCATCGCTATTTTAGCTTCTTCCATGTCTTTTCTAATGTCGTCCCATTCTCTACCTACAACTTGAACTCCTCTATATGTTTTTGGAATATTACCTTTCTCAAGTTCTTCTACACCATCAGTTTTTTCAGACTTAACTTCTTCAACCTCTTCAACCTCGTTATCGAAAGATTGTTTATATTCATCAGATGCAAAGAATTCTTCTTGTTTCTTATAATCATCTCCGAAGTTTCTAGTATCCTTGATTACACCCTTCTCCTTAAGAGTGTTAGCCATATTTTTTTCAGCATTATTTTCTTCTAAATTTAAATTTGAATCTTTTGCACCACCAGCTCTAGGGCCACCAGCACCAGCACCTGATATAGCACCGCCTGCAATGTTACCAAAGTTTGTTTTTAAAGAATCAGAGATACCACCAGTGATTTCACCTAACTTTCCACTAATTTTACCCGCAAAATTTATGACTGATTTTCCGATCAAAGGCACTTTTCCAAGTGTATTTTCTAACAAACCTCCAAAGACATTTCCTATTTTTGGCCCAAGATCTTTTACAAAATTTACTATGGGAGGTGCAATTTTTGCTATGACTAATCCAGTTAAACCAACAGCAAGGGCGCCTAAAAGAATGGGAGTTATTACAGGTAGTGCAGCAGTTATTAAAGCACCGACTCCAGCTATTAATCCTAAACCACCAACCAACTTCATCAAACCAGAAAAGAAACCTCCCTTTCTCTCTTCTGGAGCTGGATCACTTTTATCTTTCGGGACTTTCTCACCTCTAGCGAGAGCCCTATCTCTCATCTCTTTCTTCTGTTTTGCGTCTTGCTCTTCAAATAATCTATCTTCTCTTAAATCTTTTTCGATTTTATGTTCTACTGTAATATAAGTTGCTATCTCTTTAATCTCTGTTCGCATCACATCAATTTGCTCTATAACAGAAGCCAATTTCAAAGAAATAGCAGTTATAGATTCAGCATCAGCTGATCGATTGAAGAAACTATCTACGTTTATTTTTTGTTTAGGTCGTTGCAATATTTCAGCAATCGGATCTATGTTTGATTTTTGTTCCTCATCCATACCTTCCAGTACCTTGTTGCTGTTGTTTCTTTAATTTTTCCTTTTCAATATGTTCTGCCAGAAGAGCGACATAAACTTCTCTCTCCCAAGGCATCATATTTTCAAGTTCCGTCAAGCTGTATTTATGGTATTGCATGAGAGCGAAATTGGTACGGAAATAAGATTCAAGATCCTCTCTTGCAATACTCAGACGAAAAAATCAGCCAAACCCTCCAAAACGATACTACTCTTTTTCTTTGTGTTTGGATTTACAACTTCAATCGTATGTGATAATTTAGGCATTGTTGAAAAAAACTTTTCAACCTTTTTATATTGTTGTGAATTTAATTGTTCTATAAATTGAATTCTTTCAGTTGGGCTGTAATCATTGGCATCCCATGCATCCTCACCAGTAAAGACTGTATCCATACAATCGGCGACAACATTGAATGTTTTATCAACCATTGTCTTTACTTCATCCTCGGTATCAAAATTATTTTCTATAAATTGATTCAATGATGGATACTTCATCCGAAGAGTCATGTTATCATCCAAGACAACATCTTTTGAATGTCCTCTTGGTTTGCTGATTTTAATTTCATCCACATATATTGTCACTGGAACTTTTGTTTCCATATCATCTTGACAAGTCACTGTTAACTTAATGTCCTCTCCAATTGATTTAGCACGAATATTTAGAAACAAATATTCAATATCAAATGTTGGAAGACTATCAACATCAACTCCTTTTGTTAAGATGCACTTCTTCAATACTTCCTTAACAGCATGTGTGATCGCAGATTGATCTTTTGACTCCAAGGCAATAATTAAAACTTTCTCTTCTTTTACAAGAAAAGGTCGATATCTAATTTTTTTATTTGTCGAATATAACTTCAACTCATAGGTTGGAGTTTCAATGGTTGGTAATGGCATGATGATTTATTCAGTATTTTATATAGGAGGGTTAATTAGGGCCAGGGCCATATGCATCATATTGCACTTCAGTTTTAAAGCCTTTTAAACCACTTGTGATATTAGATTGATTTGAAGTTATATTAAAACCTCCAGCTGGAGCAGTATTTCCATATATTCTATTATCTCTATTTACTAGAGCTTGTGTTGCACTTATTTCTTTAGAATCTACTGTTCCAACTGGTGTTTGAACAGCAAATTGTCTATGTTCTCCTTTCTTGGTATATGCCGTAAAGAATCTATCATAAGCAAACTGTACACTACATCTTAACACATTTGAATCGCCATAGGCAACTCTCATTGATGTCAAATTGGTAGGCCAAACATTTACAAATTCAAATTGAGTCATTGATGATTTGTAATTTGTGGCTCTTGAATGTTTTATAAAGGAATCTCTTTCAAATTTTGTGATATGAATAATTTCCTTATAATCCTCTGGGTAATTAAATCGAGTGAAAGCACTTCTATCTCTTTGAGATGATGTAAACACTGGATTGATATATGACATCCAACTCTCTAAAACTTCGAGTATTACCTGATCTGCATCACAATAAAAAACAAGATTTAAAGGAGGGAAATTTCTAAGATTTGGAAACGCCTCTGTTATACCTTGATGATGACCAGTTACGGAACTCTCTATAAAACTTGTGCCTGGAATTTCAGCCTGTGTACACATTAATGACATCTTCCTCATGAAGTTTGTTCCCTGAGTTCGATTCTTAGTTGGTTCTTTTCCTAACCATGTTTGATAATTTCCAAAAGAAAAATCGACCTCATAAAGAGTGTCAAGGGATGGGCGTGCAACAGTATCTCTAACATTTTCAATGTTACCTTGAAATATTTGACCTCTTCTTGGAAATAAATTATTCTCTGACACGATAAATAAATTTAAGTTGTTATTATTATATATGAGCTATAAAGGGATATATAGGCCTTCTAACCCTAAAAAGTATAAGGGTGATCATCGTAATATTATTTATAGGTCTCTTTGGGAGCGAAAATTCATGAATTACTGTGATTTAAATGAAAATGTTCTTGAATGGGCGTCTGAAGAATTTTGGATACCTTATAAAGATCCAACCACCAATCGTGTTCGTAGGTATTTTCCCGACTTCTTTATTAAATATAAGGACAAAGATAATAATATTCGCAGATCCGTGATTGAAGTGAAACCAATGCGAGAAACACTTGAACCAAAGATAACTAAGGGCAAATCAAGAAAGACATTGATAAATGAATCAATGACCTACGTTAAGAATCAAGCAAAGTGGAAGGCTGCAAGAGAGTTTTGTGATGATCGTAAATTAGAGTTTAAAATTATGACTGAGAAAGAATTAGGAATCAGATGAGCATTCTACAGAACATAATGGACAGAGTTACTGGTCAAGTTACTGAGGACTTCTTTCGGAGTCAATTACTTGAGGAACTTGGTAATACAAATTTTGATGATGATGCTGCAGACACAGCTGGATTTGCTCCTGGCCAATTATATTTTTTCACATACTCAGCACAGACAAAACAACCATATTATGACATGTATCCGTTGTCATATGTTATTGAATATCAGAAAGGCGGGTTTCTAGGATGCAATATTCACTATGTTCCTTTGACTCAAAGAGATGAACTTGCAATAAGCTTACTAAATAACTCTGCTCAGGGTGCAGTTGCAGTTCCTCGCAGAACTCTACATAAATATGTTTACACTGGCGTGAGAGGAACACCATATCGAATTCCAAATGCGGAATGGTCAGATGTAGCGCAGTTACCCACTGAAAGATTCGTTGATATGAGAGGAATACCAATTCCTAGAGACAGAGTTTACAACAAAAACTAATGACAGATACACAAAGTAAAGAAGTAACAGTGACAGGACTCACCTTTGAAAAAATTAGTGTGTCTTTTGATAAATCGAGCAAAAAAGTCAGTGGTATGAAAGAAAAAACCTCTGATGGCAGATTTAAACCCATAAATCCAGTAGGAAATGATTTTAATAAAATTATTCAACAAGATGCATTAGTAACGGAATACAATATCAATAGATTTAAAGGAAATAAAGAATCTTACATAAGTAAATCAAGTGATATTGAAAAACTTCCCGAAGAACAATTAATACAAAAATACAATTCAGATTTAAAAGCATATAATAATGCCAGTTTTGTGGCAACAACTGATAATTATAGATCAGGTCGAAATCTAGCAGATAATCAAGGAGAAATTACTGATAACCAATATCAAGCTGGATTTCAAGGGAGCAGGGGCCCTGAGTCTATTGATGATGGTGCTAAAGGTAGTGGTAAAAAAAGGTTAAGTGTTGTACACGCATATCCACTAGACATCAATCCCACTCAGGATCATATGAAGATATCAAGGTATAGATATCTTAGAGCAGATACAAATTTAAGTAAGCCAGGAAATAGATTAGCAAAAAGAGATGGTGCTGTTGTAAGAACTGATGCGAAAGGAGATAGTACTCTTGGTGGTAAACCACTAGGAAGTCTTTTTTTACCGATGCCTAAAGTAACTGATGTAAACGGTGTTGCATGGGGTAAAAGCGAATTGAATGCCTCTGGACTTCTTGCAATGAATGCTGCTAATGAAGCAGATAATATTTTAAGTCTCCAAGGACAGACTCCAAGTGGAAGTCAAGTGAATCGAGCACAAGAACTAGCACAAAGAGAAGCTTATAAACAAAACAAAGCGGGTGGTGGTACGTCAGGAGGAGGAGTTGGTCTTTTTCAAGCTGCTGGAAACCAAGTTAACACAACTATCGCTTCATTACTTACAGGACAAGAATTAGATCAAGATACTTATCTTGCAAGAAAAGGTGGACATGTTTTAAATCCAAATGCAGAGATGTTATTTCAAGGGCCTTCAATAAGAGATTTCAATTTTAGTTTTACAATGGTAGCAAGAAGTCAAAAAGAGGGTGATGAAATTAGAAAAATTATTCGTTTTCTAAAATTAGGTATGGCACCAAAATTTAGAAACACAGCTTTTCTTGCAAATCCAGATGTTTTTGAATTACAGTATAAAAACGGAACTGGTAAAGATGATATTATAAAAACTGTAAACAGATTCAGTCCAGGCGGTCTTGCGTTAACCACGATGGCAGTTGATTATGCTCCAGATGGTTATTGGGCTGCGTATCGAGATTCACAACCAGTTGCAGTTAAAATGGATTTAAGTTTTACTGAACTCAGACCAATATATGAGTCAGATCAAGCTGGGACTCCAGAGGATAGTGTAGGATACTAAAATGACATATTCAAGTTCAAGTTCAGACAAACCAAACGCTTATTTTAGGCAACTTCCAAATCTTAATTACCCATCATTAAAAAATGATCGGACATCTGCTTACGATTACCAAGTTGTAAAAAATATATTTAAAAGGGCGGTGATTCGTAATGATATTTTTGATGAAGTAACAGCATTTACAAAATACTCAGTAATTGGTGATGAAAGACCTGATAACGTTGCAGATAATTTCTACAATGATTCAACTTTAGATTGGGTTGTTTTAACAACTAATAATATTGTTCATGTGAGAGATGAATGGCCTATGGGAAACCAAGACTTTTTAACTTATTTGAATGGAAAATATACAGAAGCACAATTAGCAAACATTCATCATTATGAAACTAAAGTCATAAGAGATTCAAATGGAAAATTAATTCAACCAAGTGGATTAACAGTTCCAGCTGATCACTCAATTAGTTTTGTAGATAATGGTGTTTTAAGAGAAGAATCGTCACTCACATCATTTACTTTCTTAGAACATGAAACTAACGTAAACGACAATAAAAGAAATATCAACGTACTTAAATCTGAATACTTAAACTTCTTCCTCGAAAGTTTTGAAGAGATCATGGAATATAAACCATCCAAACAATTTGTAACCGATAGTCTCAAGAAAACAGAAAATCCAAGACTTATTTCGCCATAAAAAAGAGGTCGTTTTGAGCGACCTCTGGCGTAAAAAATGGCCCGAATTTTTTTCGGGGTATTTTCTTCATCCTCATCTGTATTGACAGAGGATGGTGTTGTGTCAACAACTGCACGACCTTTACCTTCACTTAGATCTTCTAAGTTACTCTCTTCATCAACGACCTCTGGATCTTGTCTCTTCGGTGCAACAGTTAGACCAAGAACATAATCAAGTCTCTTCTTGAGATCTTCATATGACTTGAACTGATCAGGAGCAACAAGTTCTGCAAGTGAGTATTCACTCTTCCAGATTGTTTCCATTGCATCATCGTCATCGAGAAGTGGAGCAGGAGCAGCAAACTCTGATGAGTCATAGTTCCAATATCCAGCAACCTTTTTGATTTTAATCTTAAAGTTTGCACCCGCCCAAAAATCAAATGGATTGATGGGAGTTTCATCTTCAAACTCAGGTTGCATCGCAGCAGTTAACTTATCAAAGATTTTCTTTCCAAATCTGAATAGGAATACTTTACCTTCATTCGATGGGTTTGAAGGATCTTTAACAACATATACGTTACTGTAATAAGATAACTTACGTTTTTGTTTTCTTGCGACTTCTTTGTCTGAGTCAACACCTGAGTTCCAGAGTTGTGAGTTATGTTCTGATACTGGATCTTTTTGACCAAGTGTTGTGAGTGAGTTCTCTATATACCAACCACCAGATGCTTGAAATGCATGTGTGTAGAGTTTTGCCCAAGGCAAATCTTCTCCGTCTGGTGCAGGGAGAAATCTGATTACTGCGTAACCATTACCTGCTTTATCAACTTCTGGTTTCCATAAACGATCATCTATACCGTTAGAACCTTTGTTCATTTTTTCCACCTGACTAA